TCGGTATGGGGCATTCGCTTCGATCGCAGTACGATTGTTTTGCGGTCGCCACGCTGCCCGGCTGGAAGCGTCAGCGCGCCGATGAAGGCGACGTCTGGCGCGTATCGTGGACGGCCGGAAGTAGAACGGCGGGTCATGTCGCGGAAAAGCCAGTATCCCTTATGACGCGGGCAATCACGCTTCTTGCGCCGACGAACTCCGTAGTTCTCGACCCGTTTGCAGGGTCGGGCACGACCGGGGTTGCCGCACTACTGGCGGGGTACACATTCCTCGGCTGCGAGCAGAACAAGGATTACCACGCCACCGCGTGCAGACGGCTCGCGGCGGCTGAGATCGGCGAGACCGTGGTGCGTACGGCTGAGCCCGCGCCCAAGCCCGCAGCGCGCCCCGACGCGCAGCCGTCGCTGTTCGACAAGGACGGTGAGCGATGAGCGGGCGCATCCTGTTGGTGACGGGCTCGCGGGTGCTCGTGGCGACGACGCACGAAGAGCGCGCGAAGGCGATGCTGACGGCGTTCTGCGAAGCGCACGCGCCCACGATGATCGTCGTCGGCGACGCGGACGGGCCTGACGAATGGGCGGCGACGTGGGCGGCGACGCGCGCCCTCGACCTGCGGATCTACGCGCTCGACGGCTGGGTGCACTCTGCGAGCAAGCTTCGGCGTCCGTGGTCGAAGGAGCCGCGCGCGCCGGGGACGTTCTGCAAGCCGCTCGACCGCAACGCGGTGATGGTGCGCGAGACGGCAGAGCAGCGGGCGAAAGGCGCGCACGTCGAGGTGGTGGGGCTCGAGGCCCTTTGGAGCACGACGCACGGCACTGCGCACACGCTGGGCAAGGCGAAAGAAGCCGGGCTCACAATCACACGGATCACGTTCGAGAGGAGCAAGGGACAATGAACGAGGCAGCGAACGACAACGGCAGAGCATCGAGCCCGCGCGACGCGGCGAGAGACATCCGCGCGCTCGTCCGCTCGGGGCACGTCGAGGTGGGCGGGGCGCTCCCGATCACCCAGCGCGTGCAGACCTCGGGGCGCGGCGATCCGCAGCCCCCGCGGTGGAGCGCAGAGGGCGAGAGGGCGCAGAGGATCCTCGGGCGAGGGTACGCGCAGGGCGGCGCTGCGAGGCGGTACGCGCTGGCGCTGTGGCTGTTGCACGGGTACCGCGACGGCGAGGGCCACGACCACGGGGCAGACGCGGTGGAGCTCGGGGCGGTGCTGCTGCTCACGGAGGCTGAGCGGCTGGGGCTCGCTGCGGAGTGGAGCCACAAGAGCGAGAGGGCGTTGGCTGCGTCGAGCATCGAGCTGATGGGGCTCGCGGTGGGGTGGTACGAGAGCGCGAGCGAGGAGCCCGGTGGGGCTGGGGCGCTCGGCGAGCTCGTGGCGGCGGCTGACGCGCTCCATGGGTCGGGCGGAGCGTGGCAGCGGATGCGCGCTGCGATGGTGCCGGCGAAGGCGGCGAAGAAAGGCAGGGCAGCGTGAGCGCGGCGCTGGATGTGTCGCAGAGCTTCGAGCAGGAGGCCGACGAAGCGCTGCGCGAGGCGCACTCCGTGAGCGAACTCAACGCCACGACGGGCGAGCTGTACGGCATCCCTCGGTGGTACCGTTCGCCCGCGGCAAGGGCGCTCGAAGACCTCGCCGGCACATCGGCTGGCGTGCGCGCGCGGCGGCTGAGCGAGCAGTCAGCGTGGGGCATCGCCATCAGGCTGTTTGCGGCAGACGGCGCATCGAGCGCGGAGATCGAGGGCATCGAGCGTCAGTGCGATCTCGACCGCGTGCTCGTGCTGCCGGTGCGCGTGGGCAAGAAGCCCGCGGACCTAGGCGGCGCAGACAAGATCGATGCGGCGTACCCCGAGGGTCGCGCGCACCGCCTGTCGCTGCGTACCCCGGATGGTGCAGCGCTGGCCTCTCGACTGTGGGACAAAGACCCGGTCTTCGGACTGACGCCGTCCGCGCTCGTCCGCTCGACGCACCGTTTGGTGCACCGCGCGCTCGCGGGCACAGGCGAAGGGCTCGGGTCGCCGGGCTGCAAGTGGTGCAAGGGATGAGCGTGAACACGAATTCAAGGCCGGTCGCTGGACAGCGGGTAAAGTGCTCACCAAACTCTCTGACTGACTGGGAGGGGCGAACCATGCCCGCACGCCGACCGCACGCGCGCCAGCGACGCCAGAGCCCGACCGTTCGGGGCTGGTGTTCGTCGCGCGAGTACGCCGAGGCTCGGGGGTTCGCCCGCTCGACCGTCCGCCGCTGGTGTCAGCAAGGGACTGTCCCCGATCGCAGGGGGCGCCTGATCGCTGTTGCTGGCGGGGATGGGCGGGACTACCGAATCCCCCTCGCCGCGCTCTCGTGAGCGCACCGGCCGCAAGGCCGACGCCTCGAACGTCTGAGCCCGCCGCGCTGACCTCCCATCGTCCCCAGCGCGGCGGACTCGGGCTGTCGATGCCCTCGCTCAACCGACCCCCGGCGAAACGCAGGCGCTGAATGCGCTGCGGGCGACCGAGGGCGACGAGCACCCGCACCCAAGGACCACGTCATGAGCACGACCGATCAAGACACACAGAAGCCGCAGCCGCCCCAAGAGCCGATGTTGCGCTGGTTCGCGTACGCGCACCTGCCGATGCATCTGCAACAGGTCAGCGGGATCTTCGCGGTGGCGGCCGAGACCCTCTGCCATGTGGTGCCGCCGTCGGCCGAGCGCACCGTCGCGCTTCGCAAGCTGCTCGAAGCCAAAGACGCGGCAGTCAGGGCGGCGCTCTGATGCAAGAGCGTCTGCCGTGCGTGCTGACGTACGACGACAAGACCGGCATCGGATGCGACCTGTACGCGGGGCATCTGGGTCCGTGCGACACGACCCACTCGCGCGCGCGGGCGCTGGCGAACGCCAAGGCTGCGCACCGCGAAGCTGAGCTCAATCTCATCGCGTTGGAGACCGGTCATCGACCGCGCAATCGCGGCGAGCGACGCAGGGCCAACCGACACCTATGAACCTCTTCTCGCCGGCCGTTGACGTTGAGCTTGTGCTCGACGATCCCGCGTACGCCGTCGCCGCCCTGTCGTGGTGGTGGGCGTGTCGCGTGACTGGGCCGGGACTGTGCTGACGATGGCGAAGCATCTGACACCGGACGAGCGGGCGGCGATCGTCGCTCGGTACCAAGAGATCGCGAACGCGAGAGCCGTCGCCGCAGAGTTCGGAGTGAGTGAGTACACCGTTCGGACTTCTGTGAATCGGGCTGGAACCGCGGAAAAAAACGCACTCCATGCACGCGCAGTCGCACGCGCGGTGCGCGAGGCTCGGCGCTCTCTCGCTCGCAAGGTCCACACGATCGACCTCTACCTGCTGAAGCACGCGAAGAACAACGACGGGGTGCCCGATCTCGAGCCTCGCGACGTTGCGGCGCTCGTGAACGCGAGCGCGGGCGTGCTGAGCAAGCTGCTCGAAGCAGATGCGCGCATCGAGCAGAAGAAGCTGTCGAGGCTCACGCGCGACCTGCGGCGCAAAGAGATCGAGCTCGCCGCGCTCAAAATCGCAGCGGGCGGCGTCGAGAAGCATGAGCACAGCATCAACGCATCCGTCGTCGTCCTCCCCGAGCTCGACGCAGACGGTTCTGTGGCGGCCGAACCCCGGCCCGCAGACGCGGTTTCTGGCGAGTAGCGCGAGCGAGGTCCTCTACGGCGGCGCGGCTGGCGGCGGCAAGAGCGCTGCTTCCGTGGCGCTGCCGCTGCGGTTCGTCCACAACCCGCAGTTCAACGCGCTCGTCCTTCGTCGAGAGACACCGCAGCTCGCGGACCTCGTCGAGAAGAGCAGCGCGTTGTACCCGCGGCTCGGCGGCCGACTCAACGCCACGACGGGCCTCTGGCGCTTCCCCTCGGGCGCGCGCGTGTGGTTCACGCACTGCGAGCATGAGAACGACGTCGAGCGCTTCGACGGACACGAGTACCACCTCGTCGTCTTCGACGAACTCACCCACTTTACGCGGAAGCAGTACACGCGCATTCGAGCGCGAATCCGCGGGACCGATCCGACGTTGCCGCGCTGGACGCGAGCGACGACCAACCCAGGCGGACCCGGTCACGATTGGGTCTTCGAGCGCTTCGGTGCGTGGCTCGACCCCAAGCACCCGGAGCCCGCCGAACCTGGAGAGGTTCGCTGGTTTCGGGAGGGCGCCGCGGTCGAACGCGACGCGGTTGATGGGCTGTCGCTGTCGCGATCGTTCATCCCTGCGAAGCTCGCGGACAACCCGCACGTCTCGCAGGAGTACCGCGCGCAGCTCGCCGACCTTGACCCCGTGCGTCGAGCGCAGCTCGAGCGCGGTGACTGGGGCGCCAAAGCTGCCCGAAAGGACTTCTGGGACCGCGAGCGGCTTCAACTGCGCGATGGTCTCCCTGCTCGCGACGAGGTCGTGTCGCGCGTCCGTGCGTGGGACTTCGGAGCGACGGCCGACGGTGACCCTTCCGTTGGCGTGCGGCTCGCGCTGCTCCGCTCGGGGCTCGTGGTGATCGAGGACGTGGTGCGCTTTCGCGGCGACCCCTCGAAGGTGCGCGAGCGCTTCGGCGCCGTCGCAGCGGCAGACCTCGAGCTCGATGCGCGCACCGTGTTCGTGATCCCGCAAGACCCAGGTCAGGCAGGCGTCGATCAGGTCGCCTCGTATCAGCGAGAGTTCCCGCGCCTCACGATCCGCGCGCGCCGTCCCTCGAAAGACAAGGTGACGCGGTTCGGGCCGGTGAGCAGTCGAGCGCTCGCGGGCAACCTCGCGATGGTCCGCGCGGGCTGGAACGACGTGTTCAACGACGAGCTCGAAGCGTTCCCGGACGTCGAGCACGACGACCAGGCCGACGCGCTGAGCGACGCGTTCGCCGAAGTGACTGAAAAGCCCGCCGCACTCGAGCGTCGCGCCCTCCCGAGATCCCAATGGTGACCCGCAAAGCCAGAACGAAAGCAGCGCCGCAGAAAGTCGAGCAACGCCGCGAGCGCTTGCGCTTGTGGGCGCCGCAGCAGCTTTCGCGCTGGTCCGTGGCGGCCATTCGCGGCGCGCTCACCGAACACGAGAGCGGCCAGTTTTCGCGCTCTGCGCTGTTGGCCGATAACATGGGGCGCAACTCGCGGATCTTCGCCGCGTTGCAGACGCGCACACACGCGTTCAGCGCGCTCGAATTCAGCATTGAACCATCGACCGACGGCGACCAACGGCGCGCGGCGCGCGTGGCGGCCGAGCTCGACGATCGCTGGTACTCAATCGCGCCCGAAGACGTGCTCGCAGAGCTGCTCCGGTCCGCGGTGACGTGCGGCGTCGGCGTCGCGGAGATCGTCTGGACAACGAACGGCGACCGCTGGTCACCGACGCTCTACCCTGTTCCTGCCTCGCTGCTTTGGTGGGACGACACGGCCCGCGCGTGGTGCGTGAGCACGGAGACGGGCATAGAGTTCGTCACGCATGGCGACGGTCGCTGGCTCACGATCGCGCACAGCTCCGTGCGTCCGTGGATGCTCGGCGTCGTTCGGTGCCTCGGGCTCGAAGACAAGATCCGCACGGAGGCCGTCAAAGACTGGGCGCGCTGGTCCGAGCGGCACGGCTCGCCGCTGGTGCTCGCGAAGACTCCGGCGCGCGCGAGCGAGGACGACAAGACCTCGTTTTACGATTCCCTCTCGAACGTTGGCGGCGGCGGAACAACGGTGCTCGTGCCGCAGGGCGATACGCCGGGGACGTCGTTCGACATCGACCTGCTCGAAGCGAAGTCGGACGGGTGGCAGGGATTCGAAAGGCTGCTGTCGCTCGTCGCCGACGACGCGTCCATCGCGATCCTCGGGCAGAACCTGACCCAAGAAACAAAAAGCGGCTCTCTCGCTGCCGCGAAGGTTCACGATCGCGTCCGCAACGACCTGCTGAAGGCCGACGCCGAGGTAATCGAGACCGCGCTGCGACGCGATGTGCTCGGTCCCTGGGCGCTCTTCAACTTCGGCTCGCTCGACCTTGCGCCGTGGCCCGACTGGGACGCGGAGATCCCCGAGGACGTCAGCGCGACAGTGCAGTCGTGGAACGCGGCAGCCGCTGCGGTTGCCGCGTGGCGTGCGCAGGGCGTCGAAGTCGACGTGAAGGAAGTGAGCGAGCGCGTCGGACTCCCGGTGCTCTCAATCGGACCGCCACCCTCACCACCCGCGCCCGCAGCGCAGGGAGACAACAGCAATGGAACACCCACTTCGAACGCGTGAAGCGTCGCTCGAGCGCGAAATGCTCGACGGCGTCCCGAGCGCGCGCCGCGCAATCGCAGTCACCGCGAGCACCGACGCCGTCGACTCGTGGGGCGAGATCGTCGAGCAGTCCTGGGACCTCGAGCGGTTCGCCAAGAACCCTATCGTGCTTTGGCAGCACGACCGCCGCGAGCCGATCGGCACCGCCGAGAACGTGCGCGTCGAAGGCGGCGCGCTGAAAGCGACGCTCGTGATTGCGCCCGAGGGCGTGAGCAAGGAAGCCGACAAAGCATGGTCGCTGTATGAAGCCGGCATTCTGCGAGCGGTGAGCGTGGGGTTTGCGCCGCGCGACATCCGCTACGAGAAGCGCAACGGCGTCGAAGTCGCCGTGCTCGCCAACAACGAACTCCGGGAGATCAGCATCGTCTCTCTCCCGGCGAATCCTGAAGCGGTGATCGAAGCGCGCGTGAAGCACGCCGAGGCATCGCGACGGCAACAGCCGGAGATCCCGGCGAAGGAACCGAAACGCATGGACAGCATCGTCAAGGCGCTCGGGCTCCCCGACGGGAGCACCGAGCAGGACATCGTCGCGTCTGCGAGCAAGCTGCTCGGGTCGCTCAACGCCAAGAGCCTCAGCGAAGCGCTCGGCAAGATCCAAGGTTTGCAGGCGGTCGCCGTGCAGGCCGAGAAGGACGCCGCGGCGCTCGCCGACGTGCGCGCCGCCGAGCGGGAGCGCAAGGCGACGGACATGGTCGAGCGCGCGATCGCCGACGGTCGCATCACCCCTGCTGCGCGCGACGCCACGATCGCGAAGGCGAAGGCCGACCCGGAGTTCATGGAAGGGTTTCTCCAGATGCTCCCGGTGATCGTGAAGACCGCTCCGAGCGTCTCCGCAAAGAGCAACGCGAGCGGGCTCACCGACTCCGAGCTGCGCGTCTGCAAGATGCTCGGGCTGACCCCCGAGCAGTTCGCGGCCGAGAAGGCCCTGCGCGCCAACGCCAACACCTCCGAGGAGGGCTGATCCATGACCGCACAGAATGCAGACCGCCTGCTCAACGAGCACGGCGACGGCCCCGTCGTTCACTTCGAGATCCCGATGGGCGCGAGCGCGACCATCTACCGGGGATCGCTCGTGATGCTCGACCAGTCGGGCTACGGCTTCGCCGGAACGGCGACCTTGGCGCGACGCGTGATCGGCGTGGCCACCGAGCAGAAGATCAACAGCGGTTCGGCGGGAGCAAAGACGATCCGCGCCAAGCGCGGGTGCTTCGGCTTCGTCAACAGCACCGTTGACGACGCAATCACGATCGCCGACATCGGCCAGCCCTGCTACGTCGTCGACGATCAGACCGTTGCGCGGACGAGTGGCAACGGAACGCGCCCGTTTGCGGGTCGCGTCGCTCGCATCGAGTCTTCGGTGGTCTACGTCGAGGTTGGCCAGCCGTCCGATCCGACGGCGCGCGACATCTTGCTCGAGGCCGGTGGCGATCTGTCGTCGTCGCAGTTCTTGATGGTCAAGCTCGACTCGAACGGCGACGCGGTGATCGCGTCGGCGGCCGGCGAAGGCGTGATCGGGGTGCTGCAGAACGCTCCGGCGTCCGGCGCCATCGCCATCGTTCGCGTGTTCGGCGAGTCCCGCGTGATCGCTGGCGGCTCGGTCGCGGCGGGCGCGCTGTTCGCGACGACCAACGCCGGCAAGAGCAAGACGGCGGTGGCCGGTACCGTGAACACCAGCGACGCAGGCGCGTCGAGCGATCCGCTCGTCGGGTCGTACGTCATGGGCTCCGTGCTCACGGCGGGCACCTCGGACGCGCAGCACAGCGTGCTCATCAACCCGATGGGGCTGATCCCCACCACCGCGGCCTGACCCGCACCGCACTGAAAGGACAAACCAACCATGTCTCTCCCTGCTCAGCTTGCGGGTGATCTGTCGGCCGCCGAGGTCGCGTTCTCTCGCATCTTCATGGACGCCTACAAGGCGATCCAGCCCGTTTCGGATGCGTTCACCACGCGCGTTCCGATGGGCAATCGCACGCTCAAGCTCCCCATCCACACGCGCCTCGCCAAGATGCGCAAGTGGGAGGGCGAGCGCGTTGCGCGTTCGGGCGGCGTGTACACGTACTCGATCGACGCCGAGAAGTACGAGCTCACCTACAAGGTCCCGATGGAGGACTTCGAGGACGACCAGCTCGGCTTTCACCGTGCGATGATCGCCCAGATCGGCGAGCAAGCCGCGCTCTGGCGCGACGACCTCGTGTTCGCCGCGCTGCTCGCCGGCTCCTCGGATGCGTCGTACGACGGGGCGGCGTTCTTCTCAAACAGCCACTCGCTCAGCGGCAACACGATCGACAACCTGTTCGCCTCAACGTTGCTCACCGCGGACAACTACAACGCGGTCCGCGCGGCGATGATGGACTTCGTCGGCGAGGACGGGAAGTCGCTTCGCGTGATGCCTGACCTCATCGTCGTTCCTCCGGCGCTCGAGCGCACCGCGCGCGAGATCGTCGAGTCGACGCAGCGGCCCATCGTCTACGGCTCGAACACGGCTGCGGCGTCGATGGACAACGTCATGCGCGGCACCTCGCGCGTGATGGTCTGCCACGATCTCAGCGCCGCGGCTGGCGGGTCGGACACGACCTGGTACCTCATGGACACGAGCCGCAGCGTGAAGCCGTTCGTGTTCGCGGAGCGCAAGGCGCCCGTGTTCTCGCAGCTCACCGAGGGCAGCGAGCACGCGTTCAAAGAAGACGAGGTGCTCTACGGCGCCCGCGCTCGCGGCGTCGTCGGCTACGGGCCTTTCTGGCTCGCGGCGAAGTGCACCGCCTGACCTGAGACAGCGATCATGTCGAACAACTACGCCACCACCGTGCAGCTCGAGACGTACGTGCTCGATGAATCGACGATGGCCAGCCTGCCTTCTGAGCTGGCGCAGGCCCATCTCGACGCGGCGGCGGCGTGGCTCGATGGCGTGATCGCGTCGCGCTACCCGAGCGCGTCTCTCCCGCTCTCGTCCGTGACGCAAGACGTCACGCAGTGCGTGTGCGAGAGAGCTGCGTTCACGATCCTGCGTCGAATGAAGTTCGACGTACCCGCCGAAGGCAGCTCGTACGAGAAGCGCGCAACCGCTCTCGACGCGTGGGCGGACCGCATCGCCGCCGGCCTCGTGCACCTCGCTGGGTCGACCCCTGCAGCGCCAGCGCTGCCGCGCGTGAGCACGCGGACGCCGCTCGGCTGGCACGACGAGAGCGAAGACGATGATTTCTGACGTCCGCATCACCGGGCTCGACGAGGCGATCGACGGCCTGACGGCTGCGCTCGACGTCGACCTGCGCGAAGGGATGCTCCGCGCCGCGCAGGCGGTCGCCGAAGAGGCGGCCAGCTCGCACGCGTACCAGAACCGCACCGGATCGCTGCAGGCCGCTACGCAGGCCGGCGCGCAGCGCGGGCAGGCCTCGGACGGCGAGATCGTCGTGGAGGTCGTCGGCGACACGGACTACGGCGAGTACGTCGAGGGCAACCCCGACTTCGCGTTCCTCGCGCCAGCTGCCGAACGCGCGGACGGGCGCATCGAAGAAGAGCTCGAAGCCGCGCTCGAACGAGCCGTGCAACGCGCGGGGTGGACGTGAGCCTCCGAACGATCGAAGCGTCGCTGTTCGCGCAGCTCGAAACGCTGCTGACCACCGCGGACCCTGCGGGGTACGTCGCGGCGGTGGTGCGGTGCGCCGGGGACCGCGAGTCGCTGGCGAAGCTCGAGCAAGAGCGACAGACGACGAGCAACGTCGTCGCGCTCTCGTTCGACCGCCGCGCGGTCGTCGAGACGCTCAGCGTGCGCCGCGGCGCGGCTCAGCAAGTGATCTACGCCGCGCGCTGGCGCGTCTCGATCATGGTGCGCGACCTGCGGCAGCAGGCCGACGTGCTCACCGAGGAGAACACCGGCGTGTATGCGCTGATGGACGCGGTGACGACGGCGCTCAGCGGGTTCAAGGCCGCTGGGCTCTGGCGTCGCGAGCGCGTGCGACCGATCAACGAAAACAACGACGTGCGCCACAGGCCAGGGCGCTACGTCGCGACGCTGATGCTCGAGACGCGCTACGCGCAGCACGCGCCGGAGCCGACCGTCGTCACCGAAGAGCCACTGCTGATTCACGGCGACGTGAACCTGATCCCGGCGACCGGTACGGCGCCAAACCCCATGACCGAGGTCGAAGCACCATGAAGACGATTCGTGTGTTCGCCGTCGAGGGTCGCTCGCTCCCCTTCGAGGGTGGGGTGGGCCGCTTCGTCGCGCGCGACAAGAAGGGCGAGCCGCTCGAAGACGGCGAGGACGTGCCCGCCAAGGCGTACTACCACCGCGCGATCGCGCGCCGTGACCTGACCACGAAGGAGAACGAATCGTGAGCATCGCAGTGAACGGGCTCGCTTCGAGCCGCAAGACGCCGGGCGTCTACCTCTCGGTGATCCTCGGCGGCGCTGCGACCAGCGCCGGAGCCGCAGCGAAGAAGATTCTGCTCGTCGGCAACAAGATCACCACGACGCTCACGAACACCGCGCCG